ATGAAGACATTGATGATGAAAAAGAAATAAAGAAAAAGAACATTGCTAAAAAAAGAGAACTTTCAAAAGCTAAAACATATCTTAACGATTTAAAAGAAAAATACAGAGTTCCTCTTGAGTCAAGTGGGAGTTCTTTTTCTGAAGAACAGGAGAGAGAAGTTGAAGCATATAGAAGTTATATTAAAAATTCTAAATCAGCTGAAGAAGCCAATGCAAAGAAAAATGATTTTTTTGTAAAAAAGACAAATGAAGTTTTTAATCCAGAATTCAAAGGTTTTGAGTTTAATGTTGGAGATAAAATTGTAAATTATTCTTATGGTGATGTTACTGAAATGAAGACAAAGCAAAGTGATTTAAATAATCTAGTCGGCAGGTATGTTGGTGAAGATGGTTTAATAAGTGATGCAAAGGGATGGCATACAGCTTTAAGTGCTGCAATGAATCCTCAAAAGTTTGCTAGTTATTTTTATGACCAAGGGAAAGCAGATGCGATAAGTGATGTTTCTAAAAAAAGTAAAAACATTAACATGTCGACTAGGCAAGCTCCTCAAGCGATTGGAGATACAGGCTTTAAGGCTCGTCAAGTTTCAGACTCAAGTGGTAGAGGATTGAAAATTAGAAGTAAAAAATAAAAATAATTAACACTCAGTGTTATCTAAAAAACAAAAATTATGGCAGTAGATGCAGTACCTGGGTTTGACTTACAACCAAGTTCAGAACAGGTTTTATTACAGACAAATTACATTACTAACTTTGATTTCTTAAATCAGTATCTTCCAGATACTTATGAAAAAGAATTCGAACGTTATGGAAACAGAACAGTAGCATCATTCTTAAGAATGGTAGGCGCTGAAATGCCTTCTAACTCAGACCTTATCAAATGGGCAGAGCAAGGAAGACTACACACGAAGTATACAGATGTTACTTCAGCAGCAATAGCAGGAGCAGGAGTTGCTACTTTAACAATTGGAGATGTTTTAGTTCCAGGAGCTGGCGGTATTGCAATTAGAATTGGTCAAACAATTATGATTTCTGACAGTACAGCAGGTTCAACTCTTAGTAACAAAGCTATTGTTACTGCAGTTGATATTGTTAACGGAACAATTGATGTTGCTTATTATGAATTTGCAGGTCAAGGTGTTGCCGCAGGAGTAGTATGTTCTCTATTTATTTATGGTTCAGAATTCCAAAAGGGATCTGTTGGAATGCAAGGGCAGTTAGAAGCTGATGATAGCATTTTCTCTAACTCACCAATTATCATTAAAGATCACTACGCAGTAAGTGGTTCTGACATGGCTCAAATTGGATGGATTGAGGTTACTACTGAAAACGGAGCAACTGGTTTCTTATGGTATTTAAAATCAGAGCATGAAACTCGTTTACGTTTTGAAGATTACTTAGAAACAGCAATGGTTGAAGCAGTACCAGCAGAAGGTGGTTCAGGAGCAGCAGCAATTGTTGAAGGAATTGCATCAGGCGTAGGTAACAAAGGATCAGAAGGTCTTTTCTATGTTGTTGAAGAGCGAGGAAATGTATGGAGTGGTGGTAACCCAACAACTCTTGGAGATTTTGACGCTATCATTCAAAGATTAGACAAGCAAGGTTCTATTGAAGAGAATGTTCTTTTTGTGAATCGTGAGTTTGGATTTGATATTGACGATATGTTAGCTGCTCAAAATGCAGGATATGCAGGTGGTACTTCATTTGGTCTTTTTGACAATGATGAAGAAATGGCTTTAAACTTAGGATTCTCTGGATTCCGAAGAGGTTATGACTTCTACAAAACAGACTGGAAATACTTAAACGATCCAACTATGCGTGGTGATATTGTAGGTGGTGCTGTAAACGGAGTATTAGTTCCAGCAGGTTCTACTACAGTTTACGATCAAGTTCTTGGCAAAAATGCTAAGAGACCATTCTTACACGTTCGTTATAGAGCTTCAGAAACTGAAGACAGACGTTATAAGACTTGGATTACAGGTTCAGCAGGTGGAGCTTCTACTTCTAGCTTAGATGCTATGGAAGTAAACTTCTTATCTGAAAGAGCTTTATGTACTTTAGGTGCTAACAACTTCTTTATCTTTAAATAGATAAAGGATTAATTAAAGAGGGTAGGTCAGCTGCAACCTGACTTACTCTCTTTTATATTTATTAAATTTAAATTATATCAAATGAAAAAAAACAAAGAGGCTTTTGTTGACAAAAGCTACAAACTCACCAGAGACAAAGCTCCATTGAGCTACACAATTCCATCAAGAAATACTAAAAGAAGTAGTTTACTTTATTTTGACGAAGAAACTGGACAAAACAGATCTATGCGATATGCTAAGAATCAAAAAACTATTTTTGAAGATGAGCAAGATGGAAATGTTCTTTTAGAACCAATTATTTTTGAAGATGGATTTTTAAGAGTTCCAAAACAAAACCAAATTTTACAAAAATTTCTAGCACATCATCCTGGAAATGGAAATGATTTTATTGAAGTTGATAAAGAAAAAGACGCTAGTGTAGATGTAGATAGCATGGATTTAGCTTTAGACGCAATGATTGCAGCTAAAGAATTAGATATTGAAATGTTAGAAACAATAGCTAGAGTAGTAATGGGCGTGAAAGTAGATAGAATGACATCTGCAGAATTAAAGCGTGATGTTAGATTGTTTGCGAGTAGATATCCTGAGGATTTTTTAGAGTCTATTAACGACCCTTTATTATCTCTTCAAAACAAATGTTCTAAATTTTTTAGCGAAGGTTTATTATTGTTAAAAAATAAAAAAGATGTTTATTATAACTTAAAAGGAAACAAAAAGAAATTACTTACAGTTCCTTATGGTGAAGATCCTTTATTTATTTTAGCATCATTTCTTCAAAGTGATGAAGGCTTAGAAGTTCTAAGAATATTAGAAGATAAAATAGATTAAAAACAAACCTAAATAGGTGTTAAACAAGAAGAGGCTTTCAGAAATGAGGCCTCTTTTTTTTTTGTATCTTTGTTCAAAGAAAAATAAAGAATGGCATCATTAATAAATACAGTTAGAGCAACTGTTCTTTCTATTGTAAATAAAAATAATTTTGGATATATTACTCCAAATGATTTCAACCTATACGCAAAACAAGCACAGTTAGATTTATTTGAAGATTACTTCTATCAATATAATTCACAGATAGTAAAACAAAACAAAAGAATTTCTGGAAGCGAATATGCTGATCTAGTAAAAGGTTTAATTGAAGTAATAGATAGTTTTTCTTCTACTAAAGGATTAATTAATGTAGGTATAAATTTATTTGATTTACCTAATGATTACTATTTAATAGATAAAATAAACTATTATCCAAATATCACAGCAACAGGTACATTAACTTTTGGTTCGATAGGAAACACTTTAATAGATACTTCTGCAAATTTTGTATCTGGAGGTCAAGTAGCTGCAGGTCAGTTAATAGTAAATACTACAGGAGGAGAGTTATATTCTGGAGGAAGTGCTTTTGTAGTAAGTGTAGATAGTGAGACTCAATTGACAATATCAACTAATGATTTTTTTACAGGAGGATATATAGGTTCTTCTTATTCTATTTCAAGTACAAAAGGAATAAAAGAAATAGAAAGAGTTTCTCAAAATAAAATATTTTATTTAAACTCTTCACATCTTACATCTCCAAGTTTAATCTATCCAGCTTATGTTTTAGGTGGTGCAAATAATATAAATACAGGAAACACAATTACAGTTTATCCTGAATCAATAAACAACACAGGAACAGTTGTTTCTCAATATGTAAGATACCCCAATGATCCTAATTGGACATATGCTCAATTCCCTGGAGGTGAGCCATCGTTTGATGAGACAGCTGCGGATTACCAAGATTTTGAGCTACCTGCTTCAGATGAGACAAACTTGATAAACAAAATACTTCAGTATGCAGGGGTTTCAGTTAGAGAGATGGATGTAGCTAAATTTGGGAAAGTAGAAGAACAGGAAGCAAATAACCAAGAAGGACAATAATTATGGCATATATAAACGATTATACTTACTACGAGAATACAGGAAACCCAAACACAGAAGATGAGAATTGGGGTTCATATCAATATATACCATTAGAGGATATTGTAAACAACTTCATGTTGATGTATGTTGGTAACGATAAACTTATAAATAATGTTGAAAGATATAATATACTTTTTCACGCAAAAAGAGCTATACAAGAATTAAATTACGATTCTTTAAAAGAAATAAAAATACTTGAATTACAAGTATGTGACACATTAAGATTTGTGTTGCCTTCTGATTATGTAAATTGGGTAAGAATATCTTTGTACAAGAATGGTACACTAATGCCTCTTAGTGAAAATATTCAAACAAATTGGAGTGATGCTTATTTGCAGGACAATAATTGTAGAATATTATTTGATCATGATGGGAATATACTTAAACCTTCTACTTCTACAATAGATTTACAAAGAATTACAGGAGGTAAAAAATCAATATATTTAAACCAGCAAAGCCCTTATAACGGACAAGAAGGTTATTTTTCTAACGGTGTATGGTATTTTGAATATCCAATAGGTGGAAGATATGGACTTAACACAGAGACTGCTAATCAAAACCCTACGTTTAGTATAAATAAATCAGGTGGAGTTATTAATTTCAGCTCAGACATGGCAGATGAGCTTTGTGTTTTGGAATATGTTTCAGATGGAATGGAAAAAGGAGATGACTCTTTAATTAGTGTAAATAAACTGTTTGAAGAATTTGTTTACGCATATATGAGATACACAATATTAAACAATAAGATTGGAGTTCAAGAATATATAGTAACTAGACTTAAAAAAGAAAAATCAGCTCTTTTAAGAAATGCAAAATTAAGATTAAGCAATATACACCCTAGTAGATTATTAATGAATTTAAGGGGTCAAAATAAATGGATAAAATAATATGCCTAATATTTCAAAAAATTTCATAAAAGGGAGAATGAATAAAAGTGTTGATGAGCGCCTTGTACCTCAAGGTGAATACATTGATGCTTTAAATGTTAGATTGGGTTCTACAGAAGGCACTGAAATAGGAGCTGTTGAAAATTCAAAAGGTAACGATTTAATTGCTCAACTTAATTTTAATGGTCAGCCATTAAGTTCTGGTGCTAAATGTATTGGAGCTTATGAAGATGGGGCAAATGAAACAATATATTGGTTTGTTAGTGATGAATCTAACCCTGTTTCTTCAACAGGTAAAGTAGATTTAATAACATCATATAATACAAGAACATTTGTTTTAGATTATCATGTAATTTCTACTTCAATTTTAAATTTTGACAAAGACTTTTTAGTTAATGGAATAAACTTAATAGGTGAATTTTTATTTTTTACAGACAACTTAAATGCTCCTAGAAAGATAAATGTTGAAAGAACTTATCTAAATCCAGACCCTGGTACAACAATTGACCAAATAACAGAGCAAGATATTGGAGTTATTGTCGCTCCACCATTAAACGCACCTGAAATAGAACAATTTCAAATAGGTGGGGGAGAGAACTTTATGGAGGAAATACTACTTAGTTTTGCCTATAGATGGCAATATGAAGATGGTGAGTACTCAGCGATGTCTCCATTTAGCGAATATGCTTTTACACCTGGTCCTTTTCGATTTGATTATAGCAATTATAATCAAGAAGGGATGAGAAATATATTTAATTCAGTAAAAGTAACTTTTGACACTGGAGGTAGAAATGTAAAAGATTTAGATGTTTTATTTAAATTTAGCACTAGTCAAAGCATAAATGTTGTTGAAAGATTTAATAAAGAAAATGAGGGTTGGTTAGACAGTACAGATCAAACAATAACTTTTACAAATCAAAAAATATTTACAACATTACCTGAAGCTCAATTATTAAGATTGTTTGACAATGTTCCTAGAGTTGCTCAAGCACAAACTATTATGGGAAATAGATTGATGTACGGTAATTACATT